GGACCCCCACCTGAGCTTGATGTCGACGGCTTCAGGACGTCCATGACGTTCAAGATGCTTGCTGTCGAGGGTTGGCTCTCCCTCTAGCAGTAGCCGCAAGAACCAATCTGGAGATTCATCATCATCCAGATGGCGATCACGGTGTGCTGCTGACAACAACACCTTTTGCAAGGCCCACACATCATCCAGATGTGACTCTGGCAAGGTGGCTTTGGGCCAATACGCCTTGACAACGGGCGATTGGCTCCTCGCGTCCCACTTCTGGGGCTCCATAGTAGAACCACGGAGCTTTAGCAAAGTGTGACGACCTAGCGCGGGAGACTCCGGGGAAATAGTTGGGTACACCTTGAGGTGTCGTTCCAACCATTTATCCAGATACCTCGCCGTTTGCCAGTAACCGTGATTATACATACGGTTGCGTAGCGAGACGGTCGAGATAGTCTCCAAAACGTCACTCCGTTGGACTGGGAACAACCTACGTACACGAACGACTGAAACGTCTTCGCCATCGTAGTAATCCCCGCCACAAGATTCTCTGAACTTTCCAGTCCAGTAACTCTTGTTGGTATTGACCTTGGCACCAAAATGCTCAAGGGTCTCCACAACGGATTGCACGTATTCCACGGGCACGATGATATCGTCCCCGTAGACGCGCACCTTACCGCGGAGAGATTGAACTTCCTCCACGGTGAGAGGGCGATTGAGCGCTCTTCCAATTCCCACGATGACACAGGTCGCGAAGACCAATGCCTCGAAAGGGAAGGTGAGCGCTGAACCCATAGATGCGAACTTCCCGAGTCGAATTGTTTTCGACTCTCCTGATGGGAAGGCAACAGTGGCACGACGGCTACGACAAGAATCAACCCCAGCATTAAGCCAAGGATGATTCTCGAGCATACGCCGTACCAACTGATTCGAGACGCGGTCACTGGCCTCACTCAAATCGAGTGTAGCCAGGGTTCCATTTCTGGAACCGTGCCGAGCCATGACCTGATTAGGGTCACGGTCACGGAATCCGACAAGCCATCCAAATCGGGAGTCATTCCGATCTTGGAGGACTCGTACCAGACTGGAAGCCACGGCCTGCTGCATGTATTGCATCGCAGTAGGTTCGACGGCAATAAGTCTGGGCGACTCGAGCGTCTTAGGGACTGAAATAACCTTGACAGGTCGCTCAGTCCCGGGTTCGTGGTGGTGAACATGGTCAAGCACATAACTGTGCCTTGCGTTCGGAAGTGCGTATTCCCCGAAGGGAAACACATCCTCCAATCGCTTGGTCCACTCTCGCTGTTCGTACTTCTGGTTTCCCCGAAGTCGATCAGCAGTGGCACCAGGTCCATGTCTGGGGAGAAGACGTCCATCGTAGACCTCTTGGTCAACGATACAAAAGACATCCGCCCAGAGCATGCGAGACACGCGAGTAAACTCGAGGTAATCATCCTCGGTCCTTTCGTTGTCCGCACGTTTCACCTCCATCTCACACTCGATGAACGATCTCATTGCTGCAGCCTCCCTTGCGGGGGTACAGTCAATCAAGATCTTGCCGAATAACAGGGTCAGCTGCCTCACGGCAACTATGGCCTCTATACTCGGATCATCGAGCAATCGACCACTTTTCGGACAGAACACAGAACTCAGGAAACCCGACAGAAATGCCGGGAGACCCCCTTTCCATTTAAAACCTTGGAAAAGGGAGGAGTCCACCTGACCTTGGTCAAGAGCCTTTTGGAGACTCTTACCAAAACTAGGTAGGGTGATCGTCAAGAACGACA